GAGAGGTGCTTTCCCTCTCATGAGTTCCTCCTTCCGAACCTCAATTTTATTGGGGAACTGAAGAAGGAGTCCTTCTCCGAACCCGATGCTGAAACGCCCGTTAGGGTGGTCTCAGTGCCTAAAACGATGAAGACACCAAGGATTATCGCAATAGAACCTGCTTGTATGCAATACGTACAACAGGCGATATTGCGATGTTTCCTTGATCACTTCTCGAGGGATGAACTCCTCAAGAAGATGATTGGGTTCGATGACCAGTCTCCTAATCAGAGAATGGCTCATCGTGGCTCAATCGATGGTCAGACGGCCACACTCGATCTGAGTGAGGCATCTGATCGTGTCTCCAATCAGCTCGTCAGAGCGATGCTGCAACGGTGGCCTCATTTGCTTGAGGCCGTCGATGCTTGTCGTTCTAGGCGGGCTGACGTACCTGGCCATGGTGTTATACGCCTAGCCAAGTATGCGTCGATGGGTTCAGCACTCTGTTTCCCGGTTGAAGCAATGGTCTTTACGACCATTATCTTCTTGGGGATTCAAAGAGCGCTCAACACGTCACTCACCAGAAAGGATATAAAATCTCTTTCTGGGTCGGTGCATGTCTATGGGGATGATTTGATTGTCCCCATTAGACAGGTGCGTACAATCGTTCAGACACTCGAACATTTCGGTGCTCGAGTTGGTCTGAGCAAGTCTTTCTGGACTGGCAAGTTCAGAGAGTCTTGCGGGAAGGAGTATTATGACGGCAGGGACGTTTCCATCGTCCGTGTCCGCCGTATGCTTCCAACCACGATTGCTGACGCTAGTGGGGTGATCTCGGCAGTATCGCTTCGAAACCAACTGGCGGAAGTCGGTTGCTTCGATCGTACTGTCGAGTGGCTGGATAACCGGCTCTGGAAAATACTTAAGTATTTTCCAGTTGTCGGCCCAGACTCCCCACTGTTGGGCAGGGTCTCTACTGGGACGCATTTGGACAATCATTGTCCGAATGTATCCAAGTGGGACCCATCCTTGCATATCCCATTAGTTCGGGGATATGTTGTGCAAGGCAAACCACCGAGTGATCCACTCGATGGGTCTGGTGCCCTCCTCAAGTGCCTTCTCAGGTTGGAATCTCGTTTTCCAACAGGGGTTGTCAGAGTGGATACTGACTTACTCCCCTGTTACGAGCCCAGCCCGTCTTACGATCCAGAATTTCTGAATCGTGAGGCTTCCTTGCGGATGCCATCCGTAAGTCAAGATGAGAAGCACTTGGAACGTTCAGGACGTCCCAAGCACGTCAGCATCAAGCTTGGATGGCGATCGCCTAGATGATTCT